TTACTTACGAGCACCATTCCGTTTATAATAGATTGAACGGTTGCTAAAGTTCCCGTTCCGTCGCCAAATAGCATTCTGCTAAAATTGAACGCACTTGCTTTTACTAAGCCGTCCATTTCTGCGTTCAACAAGTTTACAAACGCACCCGCATTATTTTCAGACGCTCTGAGCGCCTTATCTGAAATTTCTATTACGCCGTAAAGGTTTTTAAGCGTGGTCACAAACTGTCCGTAGTTGTTCCCGTTTGCAGTAGGAAGGTCGCCGTCTTCAGTCCCAGCACCAACACCGCCGTTCATTCCATAAATTGCAAGTTTTCTTACGTCTTTACCCCAAACGTCGTTGGTACTTCTCTTGATTGCAGAGAAAAAGGGGTTTACGTGAAAGTCAAGTTGTTCGCATATCGCATCTAAATATGCTGATTTTAACGCACTATCTGCGTTGGTTAAATTTATTGCCATAATTTCTCCTTGTTTTAATAATTATTCTTTAAAATTTCTTGTGCGAGTTTTCCCGCATCTTCAATAGTTTTTGGCTTTGATACAGGCGTCTTTACGCCTACGCCTACTCCGTCCATCACTATTGCTTTGGGCTTTTTACCCAACACGTCCAAAAGATATTCCTTTAGAATTTCTTCTTTTTGGATTGTATCTTTTTTATCCTGCGCCCCTAAATCTTCTGTTGTGGTCGGGCTAACGTTTTCGACCGCACTTAATTTCCCTTCCAATTCTTTTAGTTTCTGACAGCGTTTGGTAAATTCAGACTGCAGAGAATTGTACGCAGATAAAAGCGCATTTACGTCTTTAAATTTCCCTAATGAGACTTCGCTATTTAGTCCGCCTTCGTTCTCTTCCGCCCCTGCGGTGTGCGTGTCAAGCTCGGTTTGTTCATTGATTTTTTCCATTTTCATTTTCTCCAATTATCGAATTGTTTTTTATTCTTTGTTTGTGCTGTAATATGTGGGTATAAAACCTTTGTTTTTGTTCTTCTTTAAGAGTTGTATATTCGCTCAGCACGTAACGAATATGTTCGTCAATATGAATTGAATCATCATCAATTTCTTCAATATCTACCTGCTCTTTTTTAAGTCTGTCGTTTTCTCTTTGAGCCTTGTCTTCTTGTAATCTTGCAAGTCCTTTTTGATAATCTAATTCCTTGTACCCTAAAAGCGAAAGGATTTTTTCTTTAATCGACGGGCGAAGTTTGCCTTCTTCATCTGCAAGCAATCCGCTTTCGTATAATTTGAATACCATTTCCTTTTTTTGTCTTGCCGTGTATAAAAGTTCGTTTTCGTTAACTATATAAACGTCGTCGGAACTCAAAGTTTTATCGTCCGCATAAACTATACGGGTCTTATTGAAATCGTCTTGGAACTTAACGGCTCTAACGCTTGAAAACTGCGCATAAAGTCTGATAATATGCTTTGATATTTCTAGGTAACACCGCCTTATCCCCTCAGCCGTCATAAGCAATCTCGAATTGTCTTGCTCAACCAAAATTTCAAGCGCCGTTCCGCTTGATAGCGACGCATTAGATGAACTTGACGTAACGTTACTTACTCCGCTTACAATGACGAATTCGTTAAGCAGTTTCTCTTCTTCTTCATTAAAATCTGACGGCATAGACATATCTGACATAAGTTCGGGCGCTTTAGAACCTTGTCTATATACCAATACTTTGCCAGGTGACAGCCCTTCTTCAGATAAATTATCCACGTCGATTGAGCCGTCTTCAACCGTCATAACTCCCATTGAAAGCCTGTTTAAAAATTCGTGCTTGCGGTTTTTCACAGCATTAAACGCACGCTGAATAGGTATAAGCCTTTCTATTACACTTGAGCCGAAAAAACAGCCTGCTTGTTCTATAGACAACTGCTTTACAAACGGGTAAATTCGATTTTTATTCTCGCCGTTAAAATAGGGCAATTCGCCAATATATAACAGTTTATTTCCAGCAACAGTAACAAGTTGACCGTTTGGATATTTTGCACATGGTTTGTAATATTTTTCAATTACGATAGTAGCGTCGTCAAGCACGCTTTTATCACTATCTTTATTAGTAAACGAGCCTAATTTCGTAAGTCCCGTAACGTCAATCCTATCCCCAGAAAGTTTAACGCCATATTTTTCGTTAACTTTACTATCCGTCATTGCTCGAGCGTGAATAATGCTTTCGCAATCTTGCAACTTTTCGGTATAAAGACTGTCAGGGAATATTTCAAAGGGCGCAACTGCAACGACTTCAACGTCCCCTTCAAAAACGTCTTGTCCGTCCGAACTGCCTATTTTATTTCCGCCATAAGCGTTCCATATAATTTTGTAAAATCCCGTACCGCAAGTTTCACTCCAAACGGTAACCTTTTTAACGACTTCGTAAAGTTTTGTATTCTTTACTGCATTTTCAATAAGTTTTTCGGCAAGCGAAGCGGCTGCAACGTCAACGTCGTCGTCAGTTTTGGGGCGCACGGAAATGGTCGGTTCAACTGATGCAAATTTAGATAATCTCGTATCCAAAATTGGCGCAATATGGTTATAAACACCCCTGTTTTGCCAATAAAAAGTCTTTCCGTCGTCAAGAATTTCTCCACGGGAATTTAAGTCGCAATATTGGTTTCCGTTAAGAAAATTCATATTGAGTTCCCATTGACGCTCGTAAGATAGCCTTTCGTTACGCCTTTTTTCAAAATCAGACTGAACTTGCTCGATAAGTTCTTCTATATACTTTTGATTTTCTCGCTCGTCCGTCGATTTTAGTCTTGTTTTTTTGTTCAATTTTTTTCTCCTTTATCATCAATTTCTTTAAGCATTGCAAGAAGTCGGGCTTTTTCCGTATCGAGTTCTTCGTCGGTCATCTCGTCAACTTGTTTTTGCCCGTCGTCAAGTAAAAGTTTGAGTGCGGTTATGTCGGGCGGAACGTTCTTTATCGTTACTTTCTTTTTTAATAGTTTAACGTCCCCTTCTTCCCCGCCTGCATACTCTTCAACCACTTCGGTAACGTCGTACCCTAGTGCCTTTTTTATGAGCACACTTTTTAACTCGCTTTGACTAACGCTCTTTTTTTTCTTACTTCTTCCTTTCATTCATAATCTTTCTTATAAGCCTTTCCTTGTCTTTTTGAATTTGAGTTTTTTCCTTTTTCGGCGGAAGGTTTTCAGGTTTTGTCATAACGTAGTATCTTAGTTCGTCCAAGCAATGGTCGTCTTGTTTTTTTGGCGTTTCGCCTTCTCCCCAGCGATATGATTTAAGTTCTCTTATCAAATTAACACAGTTTTTAAATATGTATAATTTTGGTTTTCCGTCGTTTAATTTTAGGTACTGTTTCACCCGCTGAATACCACTAAACATATCCTTGTTGACCTTTGGATTAACGGCGATATTAAAGTCAAAAAACAATTCAGTAACACTTTTAGTAGATGCAAGGGTCTTTTGATTAGCAGCGCTGTCTATAAGAGCACCGATTCGACCGTACGAATCACGTTTCCAATTTAACATTTTGCTAATCTCGTCAATTTTTTGCGCATGATAGTCAACGCTTCTTCCCGCTTCAAACCACTCTGCAACCACGTAAACCGTTCCGTCGTAATCAACGGCGTACCAATGCGCAGACAAAGGATTGTTAAGACCTGGGTCGATAGATAGGGTATCTTGCCACTCAAAAGGGACGTTAAACGGTTCTATAACGTGCACGTTCTCATCAAATTCGGGATACACAAGCCCAGCGCTTGCCTTAAATCTGCCGTACCGCCTACTCTCTAATTGGTCGCTAGACAGCGTGCTTGTGAGCGCATCAACTTCATCTTTGTCAAGATAAGGATTATCTCCCCACTCCATAAATTCGCACCAAACTTCTTTTGAATTTAGGCTGTTAAGATATATCTCGTCGTGAATAAACGTAAGCCCTTTAAGCGGGGTCATTGTTCCGAAAATATCCCCCTTTTTATCAAGCACTCTCATTCTGCACTCGTCGTAAATATCTTTTGGCGGTTCTTCATCAAACCACACGAAATCAAGCGAACTGCCTTGAAATTTTTCTCTG